CCCTAGGGGGCCTCCAGCACTGGTGCCGTAGCATCGTTACGGTTGTTCCGTAACAATAAATACAGGAGTGATAATGCCGATCGAGTCTATGCTCAAGATTCAAGGGCCATTTCCATACAAATGGAGGCTCTTTGCTTGGCAAGACTGGAACGTACCTGATCCGTGGACTTTAGAGTCTACAGGTCAGATGGCGTCTCAAAACCACTTTCCTCTCGATACAACTCGAGACGATGGTGGTCCCTGGCTTATGATTAAGTCAGAAGACACCTGCGGACCTGCTAAACTCAGTCATCCTGGGTTTAATGGGTACGTAACGGTAGGCGAACCGCGTGGAGGGGATACTCCTCTGGAAACAACACCCCAGAAGAGTGACCTCGAAATGGCTGCTCTGGGAGCAACGGCAGTTAGCCGTTGTTCTCCGAACAACCCATCTTTTAATTTGCCTCAAGCAATTGGCGAATTAAGAGAAGGCGGTTTAGGACTCAAGCTAGCCAGATGGCGGGAGACCACAAAGGTCGCTCGCAACGCTGGAGGTCAATACCTCCAGGTTGAATTTGGCTGGAGGCCCTTGGTAGCGGAATTGCAGAATTTTGCTAAAACCGTGAACAAGAGCCACTCTATCTGGAAGAACTATCAAAAAGGTTCAGACCAGAAGACGAGAGTCGGTTATCACTATCCATCTGAAACGGATTATAGGACCATTTCTGGTCAGTTTAATCCCTTGCCCGCTGAATACGGGATTTTAGGTGGATTCCTTAACGGTTCAAGATATGAGTATAGAGAACGTAAAACCTGGTTTAAGGGATGCTTCAGGTACTATGTACCTGATCCCACCGGTTCTATGAACGATAAACTCGGATATTACCAGAGTGAAGCTTCCAAGCTTCTAGGGGTTAGGCTCACGCCTGACACCGTCTGGAACTTGAACCCTTGGACCTGGGCCGCGGATTGGTTCGCCAATACCGGAGATCTGATGACAAATGTCAGCAATCTGGGTACCGACGGCCTGGTATTGCAGTATGGTTATGTGATGGACGAAGAAACTATTACGTCCACCACAACTGGCCATAGCCAGCCCGGGGTCTATGAAGGCCTCGAGTTCGCTTCCACAAGACGTCGCGTTCACAAACGTGCGCGTCGAGTGGCTGCTAATCCATACGGCTTCTATGCTACGTTTGCGAGCCTTACGGCTCGCCAACTCGCCATTATCGGAGCGCTAGGTCTTAACAGGACTTAGTGCGTGGATGATAATTAGTTGGTTCCGGCATTCCGTCGGGATTTTACAAACATGACGGTTAACCACCGTCCCCTCAAAGGAGAACTGCTGTGGCTTTTGCCGATCCGCAGAGTATCACAATTGATGCTGATACTCATTCACTTCCGAGGATTTCCTCGGGAGAGAACACTGGTGCCTTCCAGAAGGATGACACCTCTGTTCGCCTCTCCGTTTCCCATCAATATGGGAATAGGACCAGGCGGCAGATCCGTCTCGACTTCAACAAGATCGCGCCAGACGTTTTCACGTCTGACAACGTACAGTACTCTATGAGTGCTTATCTTGTCGTCGATGTTCCGAAGACCGGATTTACGGTCACGGAGCAGAAGGAGATTGTGGATGGCCTCACGGCCTACCTCACTGCTTCGACGGGCGCCCGCGTCACCCAGCTTCTGGGTGGCGAGAACTGATACCGTGGGATGAGTGCGATCAATGATCACATTCATTCGGCGGAAGGGAAGGCGGAAGCCATCCCCTATCACGCTTTGTTTTGCGAGATTGTCAGCTCATTTTTGGGCGTTAAGTGTGTTGCTCGAGTGGCTATACCAGCATTGCTGGACGAGCCACTGAGCGAAGCTATCGCAGTGCTAATTCGTACGATTCTATTCGACGGTGACGAAGATGTCAGCGTTGAGAATGAATCGGACGATCTGCAATAGTTGCGGATCCAACACAGCTTTGGATGATCGACCCCCGTTATGAATGGAGGCGACATGAAAAGCCTAAAAATTCTCTGGCGAGTGGTAGCTGAAGAATTAGCTACCTGGTGTTGCACCAGTGCCACTCTCGACTACAAAACTGTCGAGAGTCGCGTCGAATGTGAGGGATTATCGTTTCTTACGATAACCCTTCCTGCTTTCTGTAAAGACTTCGAAAGAGGTCTTGAAAGAGAGCAGGTTGACTCCGACCTGTTCGTTGGCTTCCGCCGACTTGCAGGGGGTCCCCTCCCCAGATTTCTGGGAGGTTTCCTTCGTCAAATATTCGACGTTTCTACTGGTCGATTACTGAATTCGCCGAGTACGGATTGCATCTTCGCCATTCGACAGTTAACACTGTTGTTTGGGAAGATTCTCGTACCGTGCAGCGATGCACGATTACGAGACGCCGTTCGCGGCTACCTTCAGTGTGAGCAGGAAGTGGTGAATGCTGCTGTGTATGGTTCGAGAGAACTATATAACAATTTCTCTCGAATAGCAGCATTACTTTTCTCCGATGTTTTCCAAGAACTCGAAAATGAGCTCTACGAAAACTCGGTCGTGGTCCCAAGACATGGTCCTGGTAAAACGGCCGACGGCCTTCGCGGCAACGCGAAGTTTGATCAGGGAGAATGGCCCTCCAGATTGGAGAGCATGTTCAGTTTCATCGAACATGCCGCTCCGACTTGGATTCTCGGCCTTGATAAGGTCGAGAGCGGGTCCGTCCAGTTCCTCGAACCTGGGCAAGAACGACCTGTAAAGGTTGTACTTGTTCCTAAGACTCTGAAGACACCGAGGGTCATAGCTATTGAGCCAACCTGCATGCAATACATGCAGCAGGCCTTGGCTATACCTCTCGTACGCCATTTGGAGAGCGAAGTCGTCGGCATAAACACCCGACGTCAAGCTTCCCACGGGCAAATCGGTTTCACCGATCAGGTGCCAAATCGGCTCCTGGCGATGGACGCCTCTCTTTCCGGAGAAGCGGCGACACTCGATCTGAGTGAAGCTTCCGATCGTGTCTCCACGAGACATGTAGATCACCTAGTTTCCAGATGGCCCCTCTTACAAGAGGCGTTAATGGTTACCAGGTCATCGAAGGCCTCGGTACCTGGCAATGGAGTAATATCCCTTGCTAAGTACGCGTCTATGGGTTCGGCCCTTTGCTTTCCTGTTGAGGCGATGGTGTTTCTTACAGCCATCTACCTTGGCATTGAGCAAGGGCTTAATCGCC